ATGGAAATGCTGTATGATAGTCGCAGTAATTTCTGTAATAATTATTCTGTTCTAAATTGTAGCTTGTGAAGAATGACGGCGGCGGTTTATACTGTCGCCGTTATCTTTTCATGAAAGGAAAAACGACTATGAAATGTGTATTGTGCAAACAGGAAATAAGAAAAGACCCATTGACGCAATGGGATCAAGGCAACAATGCCGAACCACTTGCAGAAGGTCGCTGTTGCGATAACTGCAACCATGACGTATTGGCTGCGCAAATCTTAAACGCTGCCTATCGTTCTGGGTATAAACTGACTGGTAAAATACGGGAGGCTGAATAGATGTCTGCATTGAAATGGCTACACGAACGGCGGAACAAAAATACTGCGCCGTATTTTGAGGAGGTACTAGATACAAAATATCCTGATACCGAATTTGCTGAGATGGATGGCGCTGTAGCATTCTCGATCGCCATTAAGGAGCACGTACTATCCAGCAACCAGACCGCGATAAACTGGGCAGGCTATTACATGTTCATGTATGCAGAGCGCGTATGGCATGAGGATAATGACGGGGCAGAGTGGCGCACCCGTCTAAACTTCAAACATCTGGACACGCGCAACTATCTGCGCTGTACCGTCAATGCCATATTTCTTAAGCCTGATGAGACTGCGACCATAGTCGATGATGTCGAGTATGTGCACAAGTCGCCCACCAGTGAGGATGACACGATAACAACATAACAGGCTGGCTTGTCTGGCTTATCAGTTTAGAACTTGTGGCGGGTTTGTATAAATTACAGCCCGCCATATTCTTTCCTGAAACTGAACAGCCCTCAATATTTTGTTGGACCTATCGCGTGCGTGCGCGCATGTGTCATGTGACGTGCAGTAGGATACACCACCAGTACAGCGAATATAGGCATAATCTGGATCGACGGGAGAGGTCAGAAACTAGCGGAAAACTGCCCATAACCCGATTTGGTCATAGTATAGATAGTCGGTTCTATGTTGTGTTAATAATGTCACAATAAAAAACATATATAAATCAATGGGTTGGGGTTGCATGGGCCACCCGCCCCCCCGCGTATGAATATACGCAATACCGACAGAAAATGTGTATTTTTAAAGCGTATGATAATAAATAAAAAACAACCTATATTTGCTGACCCAAAAGTCCCTCATATATTTGCTGTGTCTAATTAGTCCATCATATATTCGCTGTATCTAATTAGTACTACCCTATCTACACATATAACCCTTAACCGTATATATACTATTATACAGGTAAAAACTGATTTTGTCAAGTCTTTTTTTTATTTATTTTTTATCAGCAAATATAGCAAATGTAACCCATTGAAAAGGTTAGCAAATAAGGGGCAATGTAAATTTCTTAGTCACTGCAAATATTTTTTTTTAAAATTGGGAAACGTAAAAATTTACATCGTCGTTTATTTGCTAATACTTTCAAAGACTTAACTTTACACTTTTTTATTTTTTATTTTTTTGAAAAAAACACTTGACAAAATGCGATTTTACCCCTATAATAGTAGTAGAGGCTGGAAAAATATCCACTTCCTCACATGATGAAAAAACCTTTTGTTAGTGAAGATATTACCCATCCTCCTTTTATTTATAATGAAAAAGCGAATATACTATGAACGTACCGGCCAAGCGCGAACTGACAGATAAGCAAAAAACTTTTTTAGATAATCTACTTATAAATGGTGGAAATATTACGCAAGCAGTTAAGGAAGCCGGTTATCATCCCGGTTCTCGCGGAGGGCTGGTACGTTCCCTAAAGCAAGAAATCATAGATCACACTCGCAACCATCTTATAGGTTCTTCCGTGAAAGCAGCTAATCGCATATCTGAAGCGTTAGATGCAGACGGTTCTATTCCTTCATCACAGATGGATACGCGGCTGAAGGCAGCAAATGATATCTTAGATCGTGTTGGTGTATCTAAACGACAGGAAGTCGAGCATACCGGAGAGGTCATGCACGGCATCGTATTGCTTCCTGCAAAGCAACCAATGAAGGAAATAACCGTAGAGGGATAATGGAAGATGGCAGAGAAGAAGAACGAAAGATTTGGAGCGCAGTTCCATACTGAGCTTGATCCAGAAGGTGAAACTATAGAAGAATGGGCAAAACGTAAAAGACAGCGAAAGAAAGAACTTCGGGCAGGTCAGCCTAAATGGTTAAGAAAGAAGATGGAAAAGCAAGATCGTAATCCTTTTGCAAATGAAATGAAATATCCTGATCCTAGGAAATTTTCTGGGCCAGAACTAACAGCGCCGGGAAGTGAATATAAAGAACCAAGAAAAAGGAGAGCCAAAGGCGGCTCTGTTGGTGGCCCGAAGCGTAAAGGGTATGCAAACGGCGGTAGTGTTCGCGCTGCAAAGTTCTAATAAGGAATATCGGTATGATTGGCAGAAAGAAGAAGACTGGAGATGCTCGTAAAGCTCCTAAACCACAGCCGTATCATCAGGATACAAGTACTCATAAAAGGTTTGTTCCTAAATATCGTCTTAAAAAGTATGCTAATCATGTACGTCCCGCTGCTGACTGGCCGAAAGATTGGGAACAACAGTGAGTTACGTGCAGCACGGTTCTAAAGAGAGACAGCGAATATGACAAAAGCTATATCTAATAAAGATTATGAAATGCTTAAGAAGCCTTTAGGTAGAGTTAAGAAGAAAAAATCAATACCTGCTGAAGTAACTGGACCAGAATTATCAGTCCCACCAACAGAACTGTTTAGGACGAAAGATAAATCTTTTAAAGATTTCTTGAATAAAAAACTAAAAGCTGATTTTAAAAGAGCTGATACATGGAAAAGAAAAGGGCCATATAAACCAAAGAAAAAAGCCGAAGGTGGTTCCGTTAAGAAATACGCTAATGGTGGAAGTGTACGTGCAGCACGGTTCTAAATGGCACGGCCTAAATTAAAAGATGGAGAGCGGGGTAATTATAATGTATCCCGCAAGGAGCAAAAAAAGCGTACTATTCAAAAACGCTTAAATTCTCAAAGACGAACACTTGAGAAAGAATCTAAAAAAGTTAGAACAAGAAGAGAGAAGATAAAACAGAATGAAGAACGTCTTAAAGTACTTAAAAATGGTGGTGTCACTTCCGATGAAAGTTTGGGCGTGGTTCTTGAAGATAACCAAGAACTCGTGTTCTCTCCTAATGCGGGGCCTCAAACTGACTTCTTAGCAGCACCTGAAAAAGAAGTATTGTATGGTGGTGCTGCCGGTGGCGGAAAAAGTTATGCGATGCTTGTTGATCTTCTACGGTATGCGAATAATCGCAATCACAGAGCATTGTTGCTACGTAGAACACTTGCAGAGTTAACAGAGCTTGTCGATCAAAGCAAGAAACTATATTTACACGCTTTTCCGAAAGCACGGTTTAAAGAATCGACTAAGACATGGGAGTTTCCAAGCGGTGCAACAGCACTCTTTAGTTATGTTGATAAAGATGATGATGTGTATCGCTATCAAGGACAATCGTTCACATGGATAGGAATTGACGAATTAGGCCACTACCCGTCACCATACGTGTGGAACTACCTACGATCACGTTTACGGACAGCAGATAGCTCTATAGATACGTATATGAGAGCGACAGCCAATCCCGGTGGTGTTGGTGGCTGGTGGATCAAGAAGATGTTTATTGATCCTAATCCTCCAAATGAGCCGTTTTGGGCCACAGACATTGATACAAATAAACCGCTAGTCTACGGTCCAAATCATGCAGATGCGGGAGAGCCGCTGTTTCATCGTAAGTTTATTCCTGCACGGCTAACAGATAATCCGTATCTTATGATTACGGGTGAATACGAAGCGATGCTCTATTCTCTGCCAGAGGTTGAGCGAAGAAGGCTACTAGAAGGCGACTGGGATGTAGCAGAAGGTGCTGCATTTAGTGAGTTTAATAGAGAGGTTCACGTTGTTGATCCGTTTGAAGTTCCCGAAGGCTGGGCAAGGATAAGAGCGGGAGACTATGGATATAGTTCTCCTAGTTGTATTCTTTGGGGCGCAGTTGATTGGGATGGGAACTTATGGATATATCGGGAATTATACATTAAAGGGTATACAGGCGAAGCATTAGCACAGTTAATCCGTGAAATGGATCGGAAAGATACGAGAATGTCAATCTCTGTTCTTGATAAATCGTGTTGGAACCGTACTGGATTAGGGCCATCTATAGCAGAAACGATGATACGTCAAGGAGTACGGTGGATTCCATCCGATTCAAATAGAATGTCAGGTAAGATAGAAGTACACAGAAGGCTTGCTATGAATGATTATGGAGAACCGCGACTACGAATTTTCTCCACATGCACAAATCTTGTTCGTACTCTTCCTACAATACCTTTATCTAAGACGAACAGCGAAGATGTCGATACAAAGTCAGATGATCATGCGTATGACGCACTACGATATATGTGTATGACTAGACAGGTTTCTACACCACAAGCAGCTATTTTTAGGAATATGCATCATAGGCCACCAGAGCTTACGGATGCTACATTTGGGTACTAAATAGTATGGCACGAGATCCAAATACACGTTTGTATCATAAAAATCCATTTATAAGAAGGGCTTTACAGGAGCGAGAAAGACGCTATCAAGACAAAATGGATTATGGAGATTTCCTTAGTTGGCTAAGAACTCCAGATGGACAAGAATTTTTAGAAGAACAAGTTCATATAAGTGGTTGGTTGGATACACCTGATGGACAGGTATGGTTAGATACAGAGGATGGAAGGAATTGGAGAAGAACTACACAACAAGGAGAAGATTATCAGCGACTTCGTAGTACCAGAGAAGGAAGGATAGAATTTCGTAATCCATTATCTGATTTATATGAAAAACAAGAGAAACAAGAATTAACTTCACGAACTGAACAAGAATTAACTAGAGAATCTAAACAAGCTAATGCTCTTGAAAGTTTTAGTGGATCAGGTAAATCTATTTTTGAAATCCGTGAAGAAGGTGTTAAGGGTAGACCAGCGGGTAAACTTCCTACCATATCAACACAAGGAGAGGCTGTTGTAGCAAGGCGGTATAGGGGTGGAACTTCTCTTGATCCTATGCATCCGCGTGAAATAATAAATAAAATAAGAGGTAAATGGGGGAAGACACTACCTAAACCATTAACTAAAGGAGAAACGGAGAGATTATTTGAAGGTTTGGAGAGAAAAGAGAGTCCATATATTTCTCAGGAAAAATACTTAGAATACAAAAAATATATGGACTCAAGAACAGATGAAAATTGGCAAGAGTCACCACTTGGTCAAGAAATATTGGAATTTATTACACCTCATCTTCCTAAAGGATTACGTATTACAAGTGGAGTTGTTAAAATACTATCTGATTGGCGAGATAGGCCGGGAATAGGGCATAATCAACCTCCTGAAGATCAACTTATAGAAGGTGAAATTGATCAATCAAAATGGGCAGAACAACCAAAAAAGCCTAGTACGGAATTACCGACAGAAGGTAAGGACTTAGTTAATGCTCGTAATTATTATAATGTTGAAGCAAATAGAATTTTTAAGGGAACAGAAGGACCAGAGTTAAAAAAGACAGGTTGGATGCAAGGTCAACAACAACCTGTTCATGATTTCTTTGAATACAATGCGGCTAAAGTACAAGCTATATTTGATTTAATAGAAAATATTAAAGCGGGAAATACGATGTTTGAAGGTCCAATTGGTAGGCAACAATTAAAAATTCCTCCCCGTGGTGCTAGATATTTTACAAAACGTCCTATTCCTAAA